GGAGATTCAAGACAAGGTTTGTTAGATACCTTTAATGACATTTCAACGTATTCATCTGATGCTGCTGGTATTGGATTATGTATGTCTAACATTCGTAGTAAAGAGAGTCGTATTAACTCATCAGGTGGATTTGCCGGTGGTTTATTGAAATACCTAAAGATTGTTAACGAAGGGTTAAGATTCTTCAACCAACAAGGAAGAAGACCTGGTAGTGCCGCTATCTACATTGAACCTTGGCATAAAGACATTATGGACTTACTTGAAATCAAAAAGAATACAGGTGCTGAGGAGTTGAGAGCAAAAGATTTATTTACCTCAATTTGGTTACCTGACAACTTTATGAATGCGGTTAAGAACAACGATGATTGGTATTTATTCTGTCCTAACGACATTATTAAAGCTGGTATTAAACCATTGCAAGAGGCTTACGGTGATGAGTATGAAGTAAACTACAATAAAGCGGTTGAACTTGGGCTTGGTAAAAAAGTAAAGGCACAGACAATTTGGAATAAAATTATTGAATCTCAGGTTGAAACCGGAGTTCCTTACTTATGTTCTAAAGATAGTGCGAACAGAAAAACAAACCATCAAAACATTGGGGTGATTAAACAATCTAACCTATGTAATGAGATTTACCAATATACTGATGAGAACACCACAGCAATCTGTACGTTATCGTCTATGGTATTGAAAAACTTTATTATAAAAGGGGAGTTTGATTTCAAATTACTTTATAGTGAGGTTAGAAAGGTTGTTAGAGCACTTAACAAAGTTGTTGATATTAATAGTTACTCAACTGAACAAGGTAGAAAAGGTGGGTTAGAACAAAGAGCAATTGCTATTGGAACACAGGGTCTAGCAGACGTATTCTTCTTAATGGATTATATCTTTACAACAGAAGAAGCGAAAAAACTTAATAAAGAGATTTTTGAAACTATCTATTTCGCGGCAATCACCGAAAGTATGAACCTTTGTAAAACAGGTGAATACAAACCATACAAATTCTTTAAAGGTTCTCCGATGTCAAAAGGTATTTTCCAATTTGATATGTGGGGATTAGATTACGAAGGATTAGGTAGAATGTGGGATTGGGACTCACTTAAATTAGATGTGACCAACCACGGGGTTTGTAACTCGTTATTCACTGCTCAGATGCCAGTTGCGTCTTCTGCTAAGATTACGGGTTCATTTGAAATGACAGAACCGGCTCACTCGGCATTATTTAATCGTCGTGTAGTTGGTGGAGAAATTTTAATTGTTAACAAATACTTAATTAACGATTTTGAAAAGTTAGGTGTTTGGGGTGAAGACTTGAAAAATGAAATTATTATGAATGAAGGTTCTATTCAGAATATCAATTTTAATAATTATTTAGACACCGAAGACAAGAATTACAATAAGAAAGTTAAGAGAATTGAACATTTAATTCTAAAATATAAAACAATTTGGGAGATATCTCAAAGAGAGTTAATTGATATGGCGGCTGACAGAGCACCATTTATTGACCAATCACAGTCTATGAATATCTATATGTCTGAACCAACATTATCAAAGATTTCGTCATCACACTTCCATTCGTGGGGTAAAGGATTAAAAACTCTTTGTTATTATGTTAGAACAAAAGCGATATCAACTGGAGCTAAACACTTGGCGGTGGACATTTCAAAAGTAGGTCAACCAAAACAAATTGAGAAACCAACAGTTGAACTAACTTCAAAACCAACAGACACAGAATTTGAGTGTTTTGGGTGTGGTTCTTAATTGAATTAAACTAATTATAACATTAATCACAACTTCGGTTGTGATTTTTTATTTTACTCTATTTATAAGAAATAATTACGACACTATATTTATAGTTATGGCAGATGGAACAACATATGGTTTAACTTTTCCTTTNAGAGAATCTTTTGATGGGAAATACTTAGATTTATCAGATTATAATGACCAAGAGATTAGGTCTAATTTAATACACCTTTTATTAACAAGAAANGGTAGTAGATATTATTTACCGGATTTTGGAACAAGATTATATGANTTTATTTTTGAACCATTAGATGGTCCAACATTCTCAGAAATAGAATCTGAAATACGAGAATCCGCGGGGAACTATTTACCGGGGATAACAATAACTAACATTAGTATNCAAGCNGCTTCAGAAGGTGATGAAGATAAAGGTAGTTATATAAATGATAANGATGAACGAATATTTCGTGTACCAAATATGTCAAATAAAGAACATACAGCGAAAGTTAAAATTGATTATACCATCAACAATGATGTGTTTAATAGTAGTGACTTTGTAATTATTAATATATAAAATTATGGCAAACAAGAAAATTTCCTATACAACAAGGGATTTCCAATCAATTAGAACTGAGTTAATTAACTTCACTAAAACGTATTATCCGGATACTATTCAAAACTTTAATGATGCGTCCGTTTTTTCTGTATTATTAGATTTAAATGCTGCGGTAACGGATAACTTACAATTTAATATTGATAGGAGTATTCAAGAGACAGTTCTACAATATGCTCAACAAAGGTCGTCAGTTTTTAATATAGCAAAAACTTATGGATTAAAAGTTCCGGGGATGAGACCATCGGTTGCTTTAGTTGATTTCTCAATTACTGTTCCGGCATTTGGGGATAAAGANGATTTGAGATATTGTGGTATACTAAGACGAGGTTCTCAGGTTAATGGGGCNGGNCAAGTCTTTGAAACTGTTTATGATATTGATTTCTCATCACCAATTAATGGTGAAGGATTTCCAAATAGANTAAAAATACCTAATTTTGACTCAAATAATAAATTATTAAACTANACTATTACTAAACGAGAAACTGTTGTTAATGGAACAACAAAAGTATTTAAAAAAGTGATAACACCTAATGACGTTAAACCTTTTTATGAATTATTCTTACCGGATAAAAATGTGTTAGGTATAACAAGTGTTTTATTAAAAGATAGTACTCAATATACTAATATACCGTCAGTTCAGGAGTTTTTAGGGTTAGATAATAGATGGTATGAAGTAGACGCTTTAGCGGAAGATAGAGTATTTGTTGAAGACCCAACAAAAGTATCGGATTCTCCGGGGATTAAAGTAGGGAAATATATTCAAACAAGTACTAAATTTATTAGTGAATTTACACCTGAAGGATTTTTAAAAATTACATTTGGTGGTGGCTCACAATCCGCTGATGAACAGTTAAGAGAGTTTGCTAGAGATGGTTATCAATTAAATCTATATAAGTATTCCAACAACTTAGCGTTAGGTAGTACTTTAAAACCAAATACAACACTATTCATACAATATAGAGTCGGAGGTGGTGTCGGTAGTAATATTGGTGTAAACGCAATTACTCAAATAGGTACTGTATCGTTCTTTGTGAACGGACCGTCAGATAGTATTAATACGACTGTTATAAATTCGTTAAGATGTACAAACGTAACTGCGGCAATTGGTGGGGCTAATTATCCAACAACTGAAGAAGTTAGAAATTTAGTTTCGTATAACTTCTCAGCTCAAAAAAGAGCGGTAACCGTAAATGATTATGATTCAATAATCCGAACAATGCCTTCACAATTTGGGGCTCCGGCAAAAGTGTCTATAACGGAAAATAATAATAAAATTATTGTTCAAATGTTGTCGTATGATGAAACAGGTAGACTAACAGAAGTAATCTCAAACACTCTAAAGAATAATGTTGCAAATTATTTATCAAACTATCGTATGATAAATGATTATGTATCCATACAGAGTGCTAACGTTATTGATTTAGGGTTTAATATTGATGTTGTTTTAGATAATACACAAAACCAAGGAACGGTTATCTCTCAAATCATTACAATTGTTTCGGAGTATTTTAATCCGGAAAATAGACAAATGGGTGAAAATGTTAATATTTCTGAATTAAGAAGATTAATACAAAGTGAAAACGGGGTAATTTCATTATCTGACATTCAAGTCTTTAATAAAGTTGGTGGACAGTATTCATCATCTCAAACATCTCAACGATATATTGACAGTACAACTTATCAGATAGGGTTAATTGATGATACTATCTTTGCGGAACCAAATCAAACTTACCAAATAAAATATCCTAACAAAGATATTAATATTAGAGTTAAAAATTTAAAAACAGTTAATTTCACTTGATAATTTAAATAAGATTCTCTATTTTTAGTAGATGGATTATATTACAGATATTTTAACTTTTATTAAAGGATATAACGGAACTTGGTCTCAATGGTTTGTTTCGGGATTATACCTTAACTTCAGATTGATTTGTTCTTTTATTATTTTTTTGATTTTTTTTAATCAATTTAGGAAAACTAAAAAAGTGACAAAATTTCAAATTTTTTTATTAATAATTGTTAGTTCGTTTATTTCTTCAGATATTCGAGACTTTACTGAAAGAAGAAAATTAGAAACAATACAACATCCTCAAGATTACTTCAATAAAAATACCAAAAACTTAGTTATAGTTGTTGAAGGGTCAATAGGTCCATTCAAAGATGTGTCAGGACCTAATGAGGTTCAAATTGATATTTCTAAAACAAGGGATTTAGACGGGTTGGGATTGGTTGAAAGTAAAGTTGAGACTAAAGAAAATACTGTTATTACTTATCTTGGGACAAATAANTATAATTTAACTTCTGAGGAAGTTTTTAAAACTGTAAAATATTTTAGGTTATTTAACCCAACAGGTAAAGTTGTTCTTATTGGACATAGTATTGGTGGATATAATGTTGTCCAAGTATTAGATAATTTAAATAAGGAAAATATTGGTGTAGACTTAGTTATTTTCTTAGACAGTGCTAACCAATTAGATAATAACTATGACTATCAAATTAAAGATAATGTTGATTATGCGATAAACTTTATGTCTGTTAAATGGTCAGACAATATGATTTTCTTTACCAATTCAGGTGGAAGAGTGTCTCTATATAAGAATAATCAAATAACTAAAGTTGTTAATATTGATATCCCTAATACAAGTCATACATCTATCGATAACACCGTTCACAAATATGTTATTAGTATTGTTAATAATTTTTTAGAAAAAAAATCAAACCCTAT